ACAAGAGTAACCAGAGAAAACTGGAATGGTGAAAAGTTTGATGGTAATGGATACACTGGTGTAACTGCTGATGCTACAAAACAGCAGATGATTTCCATTAACTATGAATGGTATGGTGCAGGTGGTGTAACATTTAATTGGTTAATGAAAAATGAGACTATTGTTAGCCATGAATTTGAGAACTCAAATGTCAATGATTTAGTTTGGTGTAGAAGTCCATTCCTCCCAATTCGTTGTGAGATTGAGAATGTAACTGGTGTTGCTGGAACTCATTATCTTTATCAGGGATCTAACTCTCTGATCCAAGAAGGTGAACCAGAAAAACTTGGTGCTTTGTTGAGTATCTCAAATGACATCACTGGAACAACGATGTCTCTCGCAAACACTTTCTATCCAATCATCAGTTTGCGTCTTAAAACAGATGAACTTCAGGCAGTTATGTTACTGAGGTCTCTACAGGCAGTAACGAACGATAACACGAATGTCTATTGGAGACTTTTGGAGAATGCAACTTTGACTGGTGCGGATTGGGAAGATCATCCAGATCCAAACTCCTTTATGCAATATGATACTACAGCAACTGCACTCACTGGAGGACAAGCACTTCTCTCAGGATTTACCATTGCTGGTGGTGCCTCTTTGGTTGATGTTGATGATAAAGCAGCATTGCAACTTGGAAGATCTGGTATTGGTACAATCAGCGACACTTACACCCTTGCTTGTGCCTCTCCTAACACCAACAAAGCAGCACTTGCGGTACTTAACTGGATTGAACAAAGGTAATTTATTATGAGTGATAGCATTTATCTTGGTAATCCTAATCTAAAAAAAGCAAATACGCCGATTGAATTTACCAAAGAACAAGTTGCCGAATTTATTAAGTGTAAAAAAGATCCCGTATATTTTGCAGAGAATTATGTAAAGATTGTTTCTCTGGATGAAGGTCTTGTACCATTTAATATGTACAAGTTCCAGAAGAAATTAATCAGGAACTTTCACAACAACAGATTCAATATCTGCAAGATGCCACGACAGACTGGTAAGTCTACCACCTGTGTGTCTTACCTTTTACATTATGCGGTATTCAATGACAATGTAAATATCGGTATTCTCGCAAACAAAGCGGCAACTGCTAGAGAACTTCTCGGTAGATTACAAACTGCTTATGAAAACTTGCCTAAATGGATGCAACAGGGTATCATAGCCTGGAACAAGGGTAGTTTGGAGTTAGAGAATGGCAGTAAGATACTGGCAGCTTCTACATCTGCGAGTGCTGTCCGAGGCATGTCGTTTAATATCATCTTCCTCGACGAGTTCGCTTTCGTTCCAAACCATATTGCAGACTCGTTCTTTGCATCTGTTTATCCTACTATTACTTCTGGTAAAAGCACAAAAGTCATCATCGTTTCAACGCCACATGGTATGAATCATTTCTACCGTATGTGGCATGATGCCGAACGGGATAGAAATGAATATGTGGCAACAGAGGTTCACTGGTCAGAGGTTCCTGGAAGGAATGCGAAGTGGAAGAAGCAGACCATTGCTAACACTTCAGCAGAACAGTTCCGTGTTGAGTTTGAATGCGAATTCCTTGGTTCTGTTGATACATTAATCAGTGTAGCAAAACTGAAAACTCTTGTCTATAATGACCCCATCAAGAAAAATGCTGGGTTAGACATTTATGAAAATCCAATCGAAGATCATAACTACATCATTACGGTGGATACTGCGAGAGGAATTGATGGTGACTATTCCGCTTTTATTGTATTTGATATCACCGACTTTCCTTACAGAGTAGTAGCAAAGTATAAGAATAATGAAATTAAACCGATGCTATTTCCTAGCATTATTCATGACATTGCAAAGGCATATAACTGGGCTTACACATTAATCGAAGTCAATGATATTGGTGACCAGGTAGCATCTATCCTATTCTTTGATCTTGAGTATGAGAACGTATTGATGTGTTCGATGCGTGGACGTGCTGGTCAGATTGTTGGTTCTGGATTCTCTGGTAAGAAGTCTCAACTTGGTGTCAGAATGACATCTGCAGTTAAGAAGTTGGGTTGTTCTAACCTAAAGACACTGTTGGAAGATGACAAGTTGGCAACATGTGACTATGATATTATTGCAGAGTTGACAACCTTTGTACAAAGAAAGAATACATTCATGGCAGAAGAGGGTTGCCATGATGACTTAGCAATGTGCCTTGTCATATTCTCTTGGTTGGTAGCACAAGACTACTTCAAAGAGATGACTGAACAGGATGTTCGTAAAAGAATCTATGAGGATCAGAAGAATCAGATTGAACAAGACATGGCACCATTTGGATTCCTAAATGATGGCATACATGATGATGCTGGTTTTGTAGACAGCGAGGGAACCAGATGGAGTTCTGGTGCTGAATATGGTGACATGTCATATATGTGGGAATATCATTGATGGATTTTGATGAAGAGTTTTCTTTAGAGCACTTAATATTTCAAAGTAGAAAGTGTAGGTCTTGCGGTAAGATGAAAGACTTAGTTTCTGATTACTATAAGACTAGAAGAAGCAGTGGTCCTTCTGCGTATTCTTATGAATGTAAGGAATGTACTATCATAAGAGTGGTTGCTAGTAGAATGACAAATGAAGTTTTGGATAAATGGGAGTATCCTGACTGGTAGGTTGTTCGTGCATTGTTTCCCCACTTGAACAGCTTAAAAATCTAAATAACTCTAGCATTATTTGGATTTCATAAGGAGAGAAAGATGCCGCTGAACTTAGCATCTCCTGGTATTGTCGTAAGGGAAGTAGACCTAACTTCTGGTAGGGTCGATCCAACTTCCGATAAGGCTGCGGGAATCGTAGCCCCATTTGAAAAAGGACCAGTAGAAATTCCAACATTAGTCGAAACTGAAGCAGACCTGCTTAACAATTTCGGTGAACCCTACGCTACCGATAACCACTACGAGTATTGGTACACTGCTTCATCTTATCTCGCTTATGGTGGGGTATTACAAGTAGTAAGATCAGACGATTCTTCCATGACAAATGGAGTCGTCGGTGTAGGTTCTACTCTTAAGGTTAAGAGTGGAGACGATTATGTAAACAAGGGATATGACGTAAACACTATCCCTGGTATCACATTTGCTGCCAAAAACCCTGGATCTTGGTCTAACGGACTTAAGGTTGCTTACATCGACGGTAAGGCAGATCAAATTCTGACTGGATATGCTGGAACAGATATCCAATTGGGATATGGAGTTACTCAGGCAGTTCCTGCAGGAACAATTATCGCTGGTGTTGGAACTACTTCTGCTCTCGACGGATACTTTAAGGGTATCGTTACCGAAGACAATGGAACCAGCATTGGAGTAAAACTCACACACCACGTTTCTGCTGCTGGTGTTCAAACTGCTGTTAGCTACACACCTGGTGGTGTTTATAGATTTGCTTCTGTTGGAGTTGGAACAACACTAGCATATGACAGTGGTCTGGTTATTCATAGTTCTGCAGGAACCGAACTTGGAATCGCTAGTTACACTGGAAGACAAGACTGGTTCGATCAACAGGAAATTACCCTGTCGGGTCAGAACATCAAATGGAATAGAGTTGCAGATAGACCAACTACAACTGCCTACGGTGCAGATCGCAATGCTAAGAATGACGAAGTTCATGTCGTAGTATATGATGATCTTGGTAAAGTCAGCGGAAATGCTGGCACACTGTTAGAAAAGCATCTGGGTCTTTCTAAGGCAAAAGATGCTGAGTTCTCTGCTGGGTCTTCTTCTTATTGGAGAACATGGTTGCAGTTTAACTCTGAGAACCTCTTTGGTGGTAGTCAACCTGCGGGTGTAACGACCAGTGGATTTGCTGCTGGTGTTGCAACCACAGGATTCGACCCTGCTGCTAGTGGTGGTTGGGATCAAGATGCTGGAAGCGTTACTTTTGATTGTATCGGTAATGCTACCAAGACATTCCAAAATGGTCTTGACTACGGTGGTAAGGCAGGAATTGGAAGCACTGGTTCACTGAGTGCCACTGCAGGTGATATCGCAACTGGTTACGACACATTTGAAAATCCAGACACCTTTAACATTGATTACTTGTTGATGGGTTCTGGTGGAAAGTCTAAGGAAGAAACTCAGTCAATCGCTAACAAATTGATTGCGGTTGCTGAAGAGAGAAAGGATGTAGTTGCATTCATTTCTCCTAATAGAGGAACATTCCTTGCTGAGACAGATAACGTAGTCTCTCTCAGATCTGCTTCTTCTATTACTGATAGTCTGATTGACTTCTATTCTGCTATCACCTCATCTTCTTATGCGGTATTTGATAGCAGTTACAAGTACACCTATGATAGATTCGGTGCTACTTTCCGTTACATTCCACTGAACGGAGACATTGCTGGTACATGTGCCAGAAATGACATCAATAACTTCCCATGGTTCTCACCTGCTGGAACCGCAAGAGGTGCGATTCTCAATGCTGTTAAGTTGGCATACAATCCATCCAAGACACAGAGAGATGTCCTGTATAGCAACAGAATTAACCCAGTAATCTTCTCACCAGGATCTGGTATTGTTCTGTTTGGTGATAAGACTGGACTCGCAAGAGCATCTGCCTTTGATAGAATCAACGTTCGTCGTTTGTTTATCTATCTGGAAAGAGCAATTTCTGCTGCTGCCAGAGATCAGATGTTCGAATTCAACGATGAGATTACAAGAACAAACTTTGTTAGCATCGTTGAACCTTTCCTCCGTGACGTTCAATCGAAACGAGGCATCACTGACTTCGTAGTCAAGTGTGATGAGACGAATAATACTGCTGCAGTGATCGATAACAATGAATTTGTTGCCGATATCTACATCAAACCAAATCGTTCCATCAACTTCATCGGTCTGACCTTCGTTGCCACTCGCACGGGTGTCAGCTTTGACGAAGTTCTCGGCGTATAATTTAAAGAGGTAACAAACCGATGGCGGACTTAATTCAACAACAAAATCCCCCGAAGACAGCTGATCGAACTATTGATAGATTTAAGAGCAGATTGTCTGGCGGTATCGCCAGACCTAATCTGTTTGAGGTTGTTCTGACTTTCCCAGAAGATGTAGTCGATCCTAGTGTTAATGACCTTGACACTAAAGCAAGATTCCTGGTCAAAGGTGCAAACCTTCCTGCTTCTACAGTAACACCAATCACCATTCCTTTTAGAGGACGCAACCTCAAGATTGCTGGTGATAGAACGTTTGATGTTTGGACTGTTACAATCATCAACGATACCGACTTTGCTCTCAGAGGTTCTTTCGAAAGATGGATGAACTCTATTGCTCAGGTATCCACCAACGCTGGTAACACAGATCCCCTGGATTATCAGACTGATGCGATTGTTCACCAACTTGGACGTGCTCCTGTAAGTGGTGGTGCTGGTGCTCAAGAAAGTGGTGTTGATCAACCCATTCTCAGAAGCTATCAGTTCCACGGAATTTGGCCAACAAACGTCTCTGCTATTGAACTTTCTTACGATAACACTGATGCTATCGAAGAGTTCACCGTTGAACTTCAGGTTCAGTGGTGGGAGGCTATTGGAAACGGTGGTACTATTGCCTGATAAATAGGAGAATAGAACGCACACTTTAATATGGCTAGGCTCTTTGGTTTCTCTATTGAGGACAACGAGGATAAATCTAAAGGTATAGTCAGTCCCGTCCCTCCGACAAACGAGGACGGGGCTGATTTTTACGTCTCTACCGCTTTTGGTAGTCAGTCGATTGACCTCGAAGGTGTCTACAAAAGTGAGTATGAACTCATTCGTAGATATCGTGAAATGGCACTCCATCCAGAGTGCGACCAAGCAATTGAAAACGTAGTTAACGAGGCTATTGTTAGTGACCTTGATGATTCTCCTGTTGAGATTGATCTTAACAATCTCAATGCTAGTGATGGTATCAAAGATAAAATTCGCAAAGAATTCAAACACATCAAAGACCTTCTAGATTTTGATAAGAAGGCACACGAAATTTTTCGCAACTGGTATGTTGATGGTAGAATCTATTATCACAAGGTAATTGACTTAAAGAGACCACAAGACGGTATTCAAGAAGTAAGATATATTGACGCATTGAAGATGCGTTATATCAGAAAAGAAAAAGATAAGAACAAAGATAGATCTGATCTGTTTAACAATACTCAAGTCTCAGAAAATCAAAGAGTGATTTTTCCTGAGATGGAAGAGTATTTCATGTATACTCCCAAGATTAACTATCCAACCACAGTTCCAAGTTATGGTGGTGGAACCAAAGGAGTTAAGATTGCAAAAGACGCTATCACATATTGCACATCTGGTCTGGTAGATAGAAATCGTCACTCTGTTCTTTCTTATTTGCAGAAAGCAATCAAGTCTCTCAATCAACTTAGAATGATTGAAGACTCTCTGGTCATCTATCGTTTGAGTAGAGCACCTGAGCGTAGAATCTTCTACATCGATGTTGGTAATCTTCCTAAGGTAAAGGCAGAGCAATATCTGCGTGACGTAATGAATCGTTATCGCAACAAGCTTGTCTATAATGCCAACACTGGTGAAATTCGTGACGATAAAAAATACATGTCCATGCTGGAAGACTTCTGGCTTCCTAGAAGAGAAGGTGGTCGTGGCACAGAAATCACAACTCTGCCTGGTGGTCAGAACTTAGGTGAACTCTCTGATATCGAATATTTCCAGAAGAAACTTTATAGATCTCTGGGTGTTCCCGAATCTAGAATGCCTGGTTCTGGTGATGGTTTCAACCTTGGACGTTCTTCTGAAATTCTGCGTGACGAACTTTCATTCAGTAAGTTTGTAGGAAGACTTCGCAAGAGATTCAGCAATGTATTCCTTGATATGCTGAAGACTCAACTTTTGCTTAAGAATATTGTTACTCCCGAAGATTGGGAAACAATGTCTGAGCATATTCAGTTCGATTATCTCTATGATAATCATTTTGCTGAACTCAAAGAAAAAGAATTGATGGAAGGAAGACTCGCTCTTCTTGCCCAAGTAGAACCTTATGTCGGTAGATACTACTCTACAGAGTATGTCCGCAGAAAAGTTCTGCAGCAGAAGGATCAAGAAATTCTTGAGATTGATGCTCAAATTGAGGATGAAATTGAAAGAGGAATTATTCCAGATCCTAATGAGCAGATGCTTGAAATGGAACCTGGAATGGATCCCATGGGTCAACAACCACCAGAAGAAAAT